TTTTAACAGTTGTTATATTTGATAAAATACTATCATCTGTTTCATCAATTAAACTTGTAACTTTTGAAAATCTGAATACTGAATCAAACTTTTGTAAATTTTCTGTATTATAATTTGCTAGTGTAGTAAAGACATCTGCTTTTATAGTTGAAGCAGTTTTTGCTGTTGCTTTTGCGTCATACTTAATATTTGAAGTAACTAATACGGATGTTGTTTCTGGATCTTTTATAACAGGTCTTACTGAAGCAACATTATAAGGTTTTAATTGAGTTACAATATCTGCTTTCGTTGTATCAGTTAACGTAGAACCTGAAGCAGCTTTAATAGAAATATTTACAACACCATATTGTGGAGTTTCATCATCTTCACCACCCCACGCACTTACTGATAATGCATTTGGATAAATTGATTTAACTAACGTTTCATAATCAGTTGCTGTAACTGCTCTATCTTGAGCAGCGTATTGTAAAGGTGCATTAAATTTTATTGATTCATTTGTTTCACCTTCTGACCCTCCTTGAGAATTTGAATCAGTTGAAATAGTAACATTTGTATAACCACCAATGTTTCCATTTAATGCAAATGTTGAAGCTCCATTTGAATCTGTTCTATTAGTGATAACATATTCCATAATAACTATATTCTCATCTTCTAATTTTTTACCTGTTACACCATCACCAAAATAAATTTCATATTTTCCATCAATTGTTTCTTGTATGAAATAAACTTTTGAATCACTTGCTACACTATTATAACCACCTGCTAAAGAATAAATGCTTTGTGTTGTATCAGTTGAACTAGTTTGAACTATAACTTGTAATGTTGATGTATCTGCTGTATTAGTTGGTATAACTAATTTTTGGTCTGGATCATTTATATCATAAACATATTTAAATGTAACTAACGTTCCTTCATAAATTGGAACATTTTTAAATTCGTAAATACCATCAACTGGTGTAATTGTTGTATCTTCATTTGTTACATACTGATATTCTAGTGTATCAACTGTAGTTGAAAAAACTGTTCCTTTCTGCATTGTAACAGACGAACCAGTTGCGTCATTTAATTTAATATCAATAGACGCTCTTGGTGTTCTAGGAGATGAAGGTGTATAACCTAACATCTTTGCTAATGATACAATATTATTTCTAATATCAGCACTATCCAAATATAATTCGTTAGTTGACATATTAGCAATGTATGACAAATAGTGAGTGTTGTAAGATAGTACATCTAATAAAATTGAAAGACCAGAACCATCAAAGTTATAATCTTGAAATTGTGTTTGACTTTGTAAAAATGTTTTTAGATTTGCTTTGATTTTATCAAAATCTAATTCTGATATTTGTAATTTATGTTGTGACATCTTATCTTAACCTTTGTAATTGTATATTAACTGTTTGTGGACTTGGAATACCTACAACATAAAAATGAATATCTACTCGTAATTTATTATGACCTATATCATCTGGTATAGATGGATTTAGATGATCCTCAGCGTCATCATTAATTATAATTGAAGATAAAGAAATTCTTGGTTCATAATTCACCAAAACTTCTTCTAATTTTCTTCTCATAAACACAGAAGTTAATGGCGAATAATTTTCAAAAAGAAGTTGTCTTACTCCACAACCTTTTTCAGGATGGAAAAGTCTTTCATAAAAATTTGTTTGTACTAAATTTCTTACAGACCTTTTAATTGCTATGACATCTTCAATAGTATTAACATCATTGGTAACTATATTTCTACCAAAATCTAAATCTAAATCTTTAAATTTCCTAGATTGTTTAGTGCTAGTACTTTTAACGTGTTTTGTGTAATCTTGTAAGTACTTTTGATTTGTTGCCATAGTAGTAATATTTATACAATATCTATATGATTAATATAATTAACCTGCAAAAACATTAGTTGATCCTTGAGCCACAAATGTACAACCAGCTACACCATCTCCTATTCTTCCACATCCTCTACCATTAACTCTTACTGTGAAAGACCCTAAAGTAATTGGAGCTGCGTGTGTAGGACAAGCAGGAACAAAAGGAGGTAGTAAATGTGGTGTGTTAAAATCACCTTGCCTAGAAATTCCTCTACCATTAACTCTTACATTGGTGGAATGTCCAAATCTAACTGGTACTGAACAATGTACTAAATCTAAATCTCCTACTCTACATACTGGTCTTCCCATTTCCTTTTCCTTTCTTTACTAATTCTTGTAATCTTGGACCCCATTCTGCTATTTCTTCGTGCTCTGCTTCACTTTGATGAGGTTCAGGCGGCACATCTGGTTTAAATTCTACAAGATGTTCAAAGTCATTTGGTATATCATCATAATTAGTATATGTGTGTAATCGTTTATTTTTTAATATAACAAATTTACCTGTTTTCATTTTATCTCTACTTTTCCACCTACTAATTCCAATTCTTTAGTTATTTTATCTGCTTCTTCTTTTTCTAGGTCTTCTTTAACTACAGAAGGAGTGTTTTCTACAAAATTCTTTGCTTCCAATAAACCCATTTCTTTATATTGTCTAATTTTTTGAATAACTGGTATTTTTTTACCAACTTCAAACCCTATTAAAACAATTTTACTTAATTTTGCTTCTATTTCTTCAACAATAGGTGCAGGTGCTGAAGTTAATGCCGCTAAATTTAAATTCCACGCCTTTTCCAATTTTTTAGATAATTCTCCAGCTTCAATAACTGTTAATTTACCTAATTGCTCTACTAAACCATCAATTACACTTGCCATCTTTAAAACTCCTATTTTGTAAGTTACCTTTTTTGTTATTATAGGTACAATATCCATTAAATTTAGGATATTTCATTAATAAACTTTTTTTAAATTTTTTAAAACTCATCGCTTGCATAATTTCAGCAGTTCCGTCATCTTTTGTAACTGTATATTCAAATTTCATTATTTTTTTCCCCGATTGTTTGTTATATTTATTAAAAACTACAATTAATTTGGGCAACTTGTTTTGCGATTCGTTCCAAATCCTTAACCCAATGGCATTCTTGCAATTTTACGCAAGAAACCAAGAAAATAGAACAAACTATGAACAAAAATATTACTAATCTGTTGATTTTACTCACTTTTCCCTTCATTTTTTCCTTGACTCTCCCTAAAATATAGTATATTATATAGTTAATTATGATTACTTCATTTTTTATATTAATGTTTTCAATAATTATTGCAATCCTTGTATTAGGAAAAGTATTATTACATTAATAAGTTGAAAAGGAAAATACTATGAAAAAACTATATGAATATTTAACAATTACTTGTTCTATATTAGGCACTTTTATGTTAATTGGCGCTGTTGGCGCAATTGACGGTGGATATCACGGAGTACCTATGAACGATAATTGGTTTTTGTGTGGTACTTTGTCATTGTTAGGAATTGCTATGTTTATTTTAGCACTATACTCACAAACATTGTATTCTGAACAAGATTAAATATCTACATTTCTATTTTTAGTACCTACACTATAACCAATTCCAAAGGATATGGTTATCACTGTACAAATGGCTAATATGTGCCATACCCAAAACATCATTATCTTTTTTCTCCTACAAGTTTATCTTTTAACGCTAACTTAATCTTCTTCAAATCTTTTAACGATTTCCACGCACTAAACGTCCTATCTAGTTGTCTTGTTGCTTCGGCTTCATTAACTTGAGTCTTCAATTCTTTATGTTCTCTTTTAAATGGATTTAAATTCATCTTTTTTTAACCTCTCTTAATCTTGGGTTATAACCTTTCGGCCATTCCAAATTAATTGTTAATGTTGAGTTATCTTGTTTGAGTATTCTTATTTGATGACCATTGGGAGTAGAATTATCCCAATATCTTTCGTAGTTGTCTATATCAATTACTTCATTTTTTTCTTCTAGTAATTCATCTTCAAAATGGTCAAACATTTTAGTATTGGGTGTATTGTTTGCCACATCATCTAAAAATTTATCAGTTTCTTCTTCGTCTTCTTCTTCTTCTTCTTTTTTTCTTTGTGCTTGTTCTTCTTCAAAACCTTGTCTTAATACTTCGGAGGTGGATAGTTCTTTCTTAACTATTTCGGTAGGTTTACCAGTACCATCATTAAAGATTTTAAAATCAAAGTCTTCTTTCGTAGGAACACCATACTTATCATTAATGGCTTTTGTGCCTGCGTCTTCTTCTTGTGCTATCTTTTGTGCAAACTCTTCAATACCTAAATCTGAACCTGTACCTGATAGGTCTCTAATTATATTCACTTTTTTTATTACCTTTTTCATTTTATCCTTCATACTACTATTTATATAAGTCTATCATACATTTCGCCGAACGTCAACCTAGAGGCACTCCGAGCCTTTTAGATTCGAAAAATTCCACGCTTGACATTACCATTAACTCTTATAAATATTAGTTTAGAATGTACGTGCCTTCTAAAAACAAAATCATCATAGAAAATAGTAATACTCATACCTTCGCTGACGTTGACTTTATTGTCTATTGCCAAAAGGCCTTATACAGTAGGTCACCGTATAGAGTTAGAATAGTTGATTGGGAACCCGAATACTGTATCGCTTACATTAAAACGTTAAGACAACACCACCGTTGGAAGCCCTTGACATTTAAATATCAAAGGCGTGGCCACTATATTTTTATTATGAGAAATACCAAATAACTAAAACTAAAACAAGTACCCATACAGGCACTTCTTTATAGCGTAAAGTATTCCAGACTTTTTTAAGAACCGCTAGTATATCTTCCATTATTTTTTTCCTTTTCTGTAATCATATATCACCCATATGATAAATGCAACCAGTAAGACTATACCTAATAATCCATACTGTGCCTAACATATAAATGAAAATAGCGAAACCTAATATTATTATATCTTGCATATGTAAGTTATTTATGCCTGTGGACTCTGGAGCATTTCGTGAAGCACTACACGTGTATATATAAGAACCAAGATTTAGAGATGTGCAAAGGTAATAGCCATAACAATAAAGATAATCACCAGTATGTAAACACTAGTCATCAAAAGGTGAATTATCCATATCTTCCCAAGGTGGCTTTCTAATAGGTCTTAAATTATCGTGTAACCATTTTGCTTTGACTACAACCGGCTTGCCTCTTTTGATATGAGGTATCTGAACAGGACCTGGTTCTTTCTCCCATTCCAATCTGTAAGACTTATCTCTAGGAACCCAACCTGGGTGTGGATCTTCGTAAGCTTCTTGTGGCAATTTACACCACAAGGTGTCCAGTAACTCTTTACCAGAATCGGGCCAAACTGGTCGTAAACTTGGCCTTGCATTTTATTGGCTAGGTGTTCTAACTTTTCCTTATTGTATTCCTTCTTACGTTGGAAATCCCAATAAGGCTTTAAGTCTTCGTATGATTGTTTTGTAATCATATAGTTATTTATTGTTTAGGTGTATCAAAGCTGGTACGAAAAAAAATACTGGCGGATTTTTGTCTAAAAGGAAGTCGCTATATTGCTTGTGTCTGTTATTGCATTTATAGTTTAAAAAATAATATAATAAACAACAATGCCGGCCTATATAGAAAATCCTTATAAACGTTTCCAAATAATAATCAGTTTGATATATGTAATGGCCGGTTAGTTTAAATCTATTATAGCACCTTGTACTTTAACCCAAGCGCCTCTATGTATAACACCTAGTGTTGTATTAGATGTTTTGAATTTGTGTATGGTTTCTATCTTGGCGCCTTCTATAAGACTATTGTAATTACCTTTCACTCTTAAATTATAATCGCCACCACTATTGACATTGATGTTGCCATCAACGGTGACCACATTGATATTACCTTTATCTACTTGTATATTAACATTGGCGTTCGGACCTATTTGTATATCATAGTTGTTACCCAACATACCTGACTTATTAATATAAATCTTATGGCGGCCATCTATTGTGGTATCCGAATGGCCACCTATGGAGTGGTATTGGTTACTAGATGTAATTTCGTATTTCTCATTTTTGTTTAGGACCGTAATCGTGCCGACAGGACCTATCTCATAAGAGGTACCTGTAAAGTGTGATTGATAAATCCGTTCTGCGCCTTCAGTGTCATCCCATTCTGAAATATGGCCAGCCTCGGATTGGAATACGTGATTGTATGGATACTCAGCCTTATAAGGTATTTCAGGTTGCGCCCAGGTGTCGCCATCACTGGCCGGTATGACTTGAAATTGTGCATTCGTAGTCGTATTAAAGTCGGCAGTCGGTATGCCCATATTAAATAATTGCGATAACTCTCTTTGGAGAAAATGTAAATGCGTACAACCAAAAATTTTATCAGGTACGGCCAGTCGGTTGGTGTCTGGTTCATTTATATAACCAGGATAGATTCCATTCGGGTCGTAAAAACCTTTACCAGTTACCGCATATTCAATAGGGTGACCAGGTATACTTCCAATAATAACAGGCTCTTGACAAGTTGCGCCATCTCTCATATAACCAAAGACCCACGAACCTTCCACCAAGAAACTTGGCGAATGGCCTAATCCTGAAATGCCTGGTGATGTAACAGGCAAGATACACTGTGCCCAAGGCAGGTCTGCTGTGGGTAAAACTTTTTTATCATCTGTATGTATTCCTAGAACACGCACACGATAACGGCCTAACTGTTGTGGATCTTTTCTATCCTCTACTACACCTGTGAAAGAATAAAATTGTTCGGATAGAATATTAGAGCTGGCCATTAGTTTTTCCCATATTGTTTTTCTTTTAAAGCATTCAACTTACGCATTACTAACCTATTTAGAATTTGTTTACGCAACCTCGTGAGCAACCTGCGTAGGCCGGCGACAGGCCGCAGCCTCGTTTGAGTTCTCTTTACGCACTCTTGCGTATGTAAGGTACTCGGATACCTACCTTTGTGTGTTTTAGAGATATGTGAATGGCCAGTCACAGCGGAGTATGGTAGGCGGCCATCTAGTGATACGCTCAGTCCATTACCTGCGTTATACACAATATTACTCGCAAAGTCAAGCTCTAATCCTCGTAGTTGTTCTCTAATTGTTCTCATAGTCGTTGTGTGTTTCCTGTCTATTACTCTCTAACGGCCAGCTAAAGGTGACCAAAATCTGTCCTCTTACACGTCTAGCGTTAGCGGTCTCAAAAATTTGCGAATCTCGGAAGTGCTTTCAATCCCTTTCATTTTATCTATCTCCTAGACCTGGTCCTTTCTTATCTTTAAATGCTAATCTACTTAATATTGCTTTATCTGAATCGTAAACATTAATCCCCTTATAACCAGGTGAAGCAAGTGGAAAACTATTCTTTTCTGCCATAAAAGGATGTCTAACTGAATCTTTAACTGCCTTAATTAAAATTTCATATTTACCTTGTTCCATAGATATCGTATGTTGTATAGCAATCACTAAATATCTTCCTGCATAATGTGGATTAGATTCTGGCCTTAAATTATCACCAATTGGTCTATACAATGGCATATCAAAGGTAATAATATCTCCTGCGTGTATAACTGAATTACCTGGTGCTGTAATAGATAATATATTCTTTGTCATAAGTTGGTGTTGGGACACTCTCTTTTGTGTAGTTGCATAGTGACTAATAAATTCCTTCTTATCGTGTACCTTACTTGTATTGGATTTCAACATTACCTTTTGCAATGATTCTTGAGAAACTGGTCTATTAGTATTATCAAATTTTGCGTTAGGTAATGGTGTCTTAACAGCAGTTTTATATCCATCACTATGTTCAGTATGAAAATGATTATAAAAATCAGCAGCATAATCATAATCGTTAGTTGCAATTATTTTATAAAAAGGATCGTACTGAATCATCCTATTTGAATATGCACCTGCTTTAAAATTCTGTAATATATCTACAGATTTCTCAAACTTCCAACTATGAACACTATGTAAATCTTTAATTACATCTTTAGTACCAGGTCCAGGACCACCTTCAGGATCTAATCTACCTGCTCTTATATTCTGTATTTGAGGTTGATACTTCCACTTAGCAGGTCGTGCTGTTGCACCCCCTACTGCCAATAATGATTCATAACTTCTAAAATGGTATCCTACAGCAGTTTCAAAAAATAAATATCCTGCATTTTGATATAGTCCTGATACACAACTGTTCCCTATCATCCTAATAGCGTCCATTGGTTTCAAATTAGGTATAACTATTTTGGTATTTGTTCTTGTTGGTTCATAGAATAAAGGTTTAGTACTATTAAGGTATCTTCTATTTGTAAATATATCTTCAACAGCGTTCTCTAATTTTCCTGTGTATGCCTTACTTACTTTACGCATATCATTATAATATGCTTCTTTTGAACAAAAAAGAATATCATATAATTGCGCTCTAGCTGAGCTCTGATCCTGTCGTACTGTATCTATTGCATAAATGTAAAATGGGTGTCCTTCATTAGCGACAGCATTAATACCAGGCAATCCTGGTGTACTAAATTTTAATTGTAATCGTTCTAGTCCTGTAATCGGTAGTATAGTACGTATGTCCTGTGCGTCCACTACTTGAATTTTACCAATGATAGAATTATGGAAAATATTTTCTTCTAGTTCTATTGAGGCAAGAATGGGTTTGATATCCATTCTAAAAGGTTCGGTACCTGATTTTGCTAATCTATAGGATATTATTTCACAGTTTGATAATTTAAAATCACCTGCTTGGAATATTGAATTAGGTTTTTCTGGCATATCATTTTACTAACAAAGCATTAAATTCAGTTACAAATAAATGTAGGTACTGAGCACCTAATAATTTAATTTGTCTTTTTTTGTCTTGTATTCTCGTTTCATATTGATAATTAGAAATAGACGTTGCACCAGGGGTATCACTATTAACTTCAATCATTTGTGAGTGATCCTCAGGACCTGTACCTAGTATTCGTCCACTTGATTGTGTTATTTCATAATGGTGTACACCATCTGGTTCATCATATTTGTCTTTTAAATAATAGTAAAATGAATAACTGTCCAAAGGCCAATCATAGTACACATTTCTAATATCGTTCATTAGGCATACTACCCAAAAATAATCTGTACTACCATATGCTTTATATGCTACAGTTTCAGGTTTATCACCATCTTCAATAGTGTAAGTATCTAATAAGGATACTTCATCCCTTAACTTACTTCTAACTTTTATTCGTCTGAATATATCAGGTATTAATTTATAGTTTCTATCACCTTTAATATCATAAAGCCTTTTAGGAAATTGAGAAAAATATGCCATTACATACCTGCCTCATTATAATTCGCTCCAGGATGTATATGATGTTTAGTTAAAAATTCTAATTCTACAAATCCTAATGACAATGTGTATGACACAGGAGCACCATCATCAAACGTTTTAAAATTACCTTCGTCAGGTCCATACTTAACAGTACAACTTTCTAAAGCACATCTTGATATTTGATGTAAATTTGGATTTGCTTTATCCTTGTGTAAATAATGTATTTCAAATTCTGATGGTACTTTAAACATCCTACCACCAAAAGATGAATCTAATGTTGGGTGCATATGATATTTAAACATTTTAATAACCTTTTGAGCACGTACGGATTCATCTGAATTTCTAGGCCAAAATTTGAATTCATAATCAAATTTTCTAAATTTAGGTCCTTGATAATACATTTCTTGTCGTGGGTTAACTGCAATGCCCATAATTTTAGATGTTAATTTAAATGCGTCACCACCACCAAATGCTTCTAACAATCCACTAACTGCTTGTCCAACATAGTTCACTGCCGCTCCTCTAGCGCCTTTAATAGCAGCCTTTATCTTCTCAGCACCACCTTGTGCATCCATAACTTCTTTTGTTACACTGGCTATATCTCCTGCCAATAAAGCGTCTTCAGCTCCCCAACCTGCCTGATAGGATACTTTAACATCTGGTGGCATATACAATGCAATTGCACCAGTTACCATTTGATTTTTAGGAATAGCAGAAGATACCGTGCCTTTTCTATATTCCACCTGCTTTAGGCCTAACTCTTTTCTCCAAAATGATTGAGGATGTGCTTCTTTCAGCCTTCTTCTTGAAAGGGGTGCTATATTATCTTGTTCATAATCTTCAGGTTTTGACCTACCAGTATCTTCATCCATAGAAACTAAAAAATTTATATCCTGTTGAGTATCAGATAGGTCATCATCCATATTATTATTCAATGTAAAAAATATAATATAATGCCCTAATTCCATACCTGTTAAATCTGCTGGGTACACTATATTTGAAAAACTTAATGGATTTTCCTTAATGGCTTCTTCAGGACTATGAGGTATTTCCATTGGTGACTTCTTTAATATTTGACTTATCACTTGACCATCTTGCTTGCCAAACCCAAACAAATTAAGACCATAATCAGCAAATGTACTCATAAGAGTGGATGCACCTATGGTTGGAATCATACTTGTAAACCTATTAGTTACAAATATCTTAGCATTACCTACGGCATTTTTTATATATGACCCTATTGCTACACTTGCTTTTTTATGTATCATTGTGATATTTTAATCCTTGTTATAAATACTTATATATTTATATGATTAATAGGTAGATTATGGCAAAGAGTTACAAAGGTTTATATAAGGCAACCAATCCCAAAAAGTACGTAGGCAATCCAAATCAAATAGTATATAGGTCTCTTTTAGAAAGGAGATTTATGCGTTACTGTGATTTGAATCCTGATATAGTACATTGGGCAAGTGAAGAGTTACCTATCAGGTACTATAGTCCATTAGATAAACAATGGCATAGATACTTTCCAGACTTTGTAATTAAGACTATTAAAGATAAAAAATATATGATTGAAATTAAACCATCTAGGCAATGTAAAAGACCTAAAACACCTAAAAGAAAAACAAGGTCATTTATGATTGAGTCATTTAACTATATTAAAAATAAAGCAAAATGGTCTGCTGCTAGGTCATTTTGTTCAGATAACAATATGCAATTCAAAATTATTACTGAAAAGGATTTGGGAGTTGGTAAATATTAAATTGAAAATGATGTGCCACAACCACAAGAGGATTTGGCTTTAGGGTTATTGAATACAAAATTAGAACCAAATATATCGTTCTTATAATCTAATTGCATACCTAATAGATACATTTCATATATTTTATCTACTAATAATATATTATCTACAAGAATATCAGTTGGTTTAGATTCATTTTCAAACGTCCAATCATATCCAAACCCAGCACAACCACCACCCTTTACAGATAATCTAACAAATACTTTTCTATTTGTTTCTGTTAATTCTGTTAATCTATTTTTTGCGTTTTCTAATATTGTTATCATATCTATGTCCCTATTGGTGAATAAAGGAAATCATAATTTTACTAAGGCACA